AGCTATGATGGCAATCTTTTAAAAACATATGAGGGTAAATGTGACATTGAAGAAAATGATTCAAACAAGGTTCTATTTGATATAGATGGCAAACGAGTAATTATTTACAATGCTGTTGTCATTGCGGAAGAAGTAGCTGATGATGCGGAATAAAAGTGTATAAGGGGGGTAACTGTACTGTTATAGATAATGTAGGTACAATAACTATTAATTAATCGTTAATCGGAGGAAAAATTAAATGTCAAAGAAAAACTATAAGAAGACTGCGTTAGAGCGTCAACAGCATGATACAGCAGTTAAAGTAAAAAAAATGACTAATTATGAGAAACTCAAGCAAATGAGTGTTAATGAAATAACTCAATTTTTATTTGTACATCAGTTTTCAAAATGTAACGATTGTGGCTACTACCAAAAGCAATGCAGTGGAAAATATTTTGACGATAAAAGTTGTACTATGGGGATTAAACGTTGGCTTGAAAGTGAAGTGGAGGAATAAAAATGCAAAAAATCAATTGGAGTGATGTAAAATTATGACTAATCAAGAATTAATTAAAAAATTGGAGATTAGCATATAAAGGGGAATCTAAAATGAGCGACAATCTTAAATTTGACGACAATAAACCAAGACTTGACCTTGTACCGCCTGAACTGATAGAAGCGGTAGGTATAGTCCGTACATACGGCGTAAACAAATACGGCGACAGCGAAAGCTGGAAACAGGTAGAACCATACAGGTATCGAGCTGCATTGATGAGGCACATATGCTTATATCTCGAGGAGCCTGACGGTGTAGACAAAGAAAGCGGACTGCCTCATTTATGGCATATTGCTTGCAATGTAGCATTTTTGATAGCATTAAATGCCGAGAAATGCCCCACAAGAGATTTTAAAGCTAAGACGGTAAATTTACCAGATGAGCAATAAAAAACGCTTATAGGTCAATTATGACAAATTTAGGAGGTATCAGAATGAAAGCACGAGTAGTTACAAATAAAGAACTTAAAATTGCCGAGGAAATAGCTAAACAATCTGAACAAGCGTATATGCGTAGAATCTTAAAGCTTGTATGTTATGCACTTCATGTGCAGTACGGCTTTGGTGCTAAGCGTATATCCCAAATAATTAATTTTTGCAACAATGAAATGAAAGATGTTGACGAAACATACTGGATTAATCTCGACAGACTTTTAACTGAGCATATCGGCATAGACTTTGCAAATGAAGATTATGACGAGCGTGAGGCGAGAGCTAAAGAGCTTAAACGCAAAAGGAAGTGATGATGTGACAGCGAAAGAATACTTAGAAAAAATCAAAAAAACATCAAGAAATATCTCTGGGTTGAATGATGAATTGAAAGAGATTCGTGCGAGAAAAGATGGGCTTAAATCTATGGATATATCCGAACGAGTAAAAACATCAGCAATATTCAACAATTCTCTTGACGAACTCATAGACCAGGAAGAAGAGATTATTCGTGAACGCAGAGCTATACATAACGATTGGTGGAGCTGTCGCCAGACAATTCGAAAAATAGAAAATTCTGATTACAGAAATGTATTAAGATATTATTATTTGTTGAATAAAAAATGGGACGAAGTAGCTATGAAAATTCATGTATCAGAGCGAAAAGTATATCAATTGCACGGACACGCACTTGAGGAATTTAGAAAAATAACAAAATTGCCTTAAATTGTGCAGTAATTTGCATAGTAATGCAGTGTTTTAAGTGCTAAAATGGTATTGTGAGATGAGGGCGGAAGAGAGTGTGCAGCCATTGCGTGCGAATCACTCCACCGCCAACAACTTGCATTTTTTCCTTTCTATATGTTGTTCATACAATAAGCACCGCATTAGCGGTGCAATACGGCAGCTGTACAGTACAACTCAAAATCCGAGTGAGAGTGCAAGCCTCTAAGCTGCCACCACACCAACTAAGACACTATAGAAGTTTTCATAGTCGATGCTGTGTCTGTTAAGACTATGGCTCAAGCATACACGAGGTAGAGTGTTCGTACAAACGTTGTGTGAGCAAGCAGTATGTTAAGAAGCAACGTGACCGCATGAGAGTATGCCGCCCGTCAGAGCGTTATCTGACCCACTTGACTATTACATAGCAATATTAGTGTGAACCTTAATGTTGTGAGCTTGATATTGCTTTTGCAGTGACGCACTTGTTGATTGTGCCGAATATAAAATTTTATAAATCAACCGCCCACCAGGGCGTTACCTGGTCCAAGTGCGAGTTTGCATTTTATACATCCTGAGTTTACATAAGAGCCGTCCAATAGGGCGGCTTTTGTGTTGTTATTTTTTAAGTGGTGATTGTAAATGATAATTAAATACTGCACTAAGTGCGGTAAGCAAATGACATATAACGGACACTCAATGTGTGACGAGTGCTTGTCTAAGTACAGCCAAAGGCAGAGAAACCGCATATATAACAAGACTAAGCGTAACAAACAAACCGATAGGTTTTATCATTCAAAAATGTGGAAGAGCTTGTCGCAATATGTTTTGATGAAAGCAAATTATGTATGTGCAGACTGTGGAGGTTTAGCAACAGAAGTACATCACGAAAAGCCTGTTGCAGAAAATTGGGACAAAAGATTTGATATTGATAATCTTACTCCGCTTTGCACCTCTTGCCATAATCGCAGGAGGTAGGGGGTGGGTTAAAAAGTATGAAAATTTTCAGGACGACATCGGGCGGCTCTGTTGCGTAGAAAAAACTCCTTTTATTTTCAATTTTCAGACACCTATAAATTGCCTTTATGGGCTCCGTGAGCGTTTTTAATGTGTAATTTATAAAATCTATCAGCTTAAAAGCAAAATGCGTTATAAGCCATTTATAAGCAAAAGAAAAGAGGTGACGATAATGGGCAGAAATAAAGAGCCTGTCAAATTACTACAAGCAAAAGGCAAAACTCACTTAACAAAAAGTGAACTTGAGGAAAGAGAAAAAGGTGAAGTACCTATTATCGCCGAAAATATCTCTCCTCCTGCTTATTTAGACAGGGCACAGAAGAAAAAATTTAATGAAATAGCTAAAAAATTAAAAGAACTCGATATAATGTCAGACTTAGACTGTGATGTATTGGCAAGATACATTAAAGCTGAGGCTGATTTTATTTTTTATGAAAACCTCGTTGCTAAAACTCAAGATGAACTACTAACGGGAGAAGGAGATGAAGATGAAACAATTGATAGACTTATGAAATATGAAAAAATGAAAAACACAGCTTTTAACCAATGTCACACTTGTGCATCCGCTCTCGGTATGACAATAACATCACGCTGTAAAATCGTAGTACCGCAAGCAAGGGATAAGCCAAAGAAAAATAAATTTGAAAGGTTTATAAACAGTGGATAGGGCAACAGAATATGCTGAAAAAGTTGCTATTGGTGATGTGCCTTGCGGAAAACTGCATAAACTTGCTTGCGAGCGACACTTAAAAGACCTTGAAAGGCAAGGCACTAAAGATTTTCCGTATGTTTGGAAATCTGAAAAATCAGAAAACATCTTAAATTTTGCTGAAATGTTGACTATTGCCGAAGGTACAGAGCCTAAGCCAGTTAAGCTTTTTGGAAGCCAGTGCTTTGATTTAGGTGTACCAATGGGCTGGGTAAAACTTGATGGCAACAGACGCTTCCGCCGCTCGTATGAGAGTATGGCACGACAAAATGGTAAAAGCTTTAAAAATGGTATTCGAGGGACATATTTTTCATATGCAACTGGGTATCAATACGGTAAGTTGTTTACGGCGGCTACAAAAAAACGCCAGGCAAAAATAGCCTGGGAAGAAATGATGAAGTTTATCAGGTCCGACAAAGACTTGAATGAACTTTTTAAAATTCAAGAATACAAAAGCCTTATAACTTGCTTGCCAACGAACTGTACTATTGAAGCACTCTCAAAAGAGGGCGGCTTGGATGACGGCTTCCGCTCTGTGTATAGTTCAGTTGATGAAATCCATCAGCATAAGGACAACAGAATTTATAAAGCACTATACAATGGTACTCGCTCGCTCCCTGAAACACTTGTATCAATGATTACAACAAGGGGATTTGACCTTAATAGTTTTTGCTATGAGATGGATAGTTACGCTCAAAAGGTCCTTATGGGCGTATCAACGGCAAACGATTTTTTTATAGATATATACTCGATTGATAAAGGCGATGACTTTTTTAATGAGGATATATGGATAAAAGCAAACCCAATACTGCTTGCACCTAACAATCCAAACTTTAAAAACAATCTTGAAACTTTTAGGGAGTCAGCAAATACTGCAAAGGATATGGGCGGTTCGGAGCTTGCGGATTTTGTTGTTAAATCACTTAATTACTGGTATCGCAATGCTGATAATGAGTTTGTAAATGCTGAGGCTTTTGCAGAGTGTGCGTGCGACTTAACGCTTGAGGACTTCCGCAGCCGCTCTTGCAATATTGGACTTGATTTTTCGAGTGGCGGAGACCTTACGACCTACTCACTTGAGTTTGAAATGGATAATGGCGATTTTTATGTATACTCACATAGCTATATGCCGAGAGGACGATTTGAAGAACATATTAAAACCGATACAGCTCCTTACGATTTTTGGGAAAAAGAAGGACTGCTTACCGTCACAGGTGGTTCAGGTGACTTTAAAAATGATTATAAGTTTATAATCTCAGAATTAACAGCACTAAAAAATAAATATGACTTAAAGTTTAAAAATATAGCCATAGACCCACATAACGCTGACGGCATACTCTCAGACCTTGAAACATTTGGTTGTCCTGTAAGTATTGTAACTCAAAGCATAAGCAATCTTAACGATACAACTTGCGATATACAAATACTTGTAAAATCGCACAAATATCACTATAACAGGCATAATGAGTTGCTCATATGGAGCTTTTTAAATGCCGTAACAGTATCAAATTCGGTCGGCGAGATTAAGGTTGATAAAGAGGGCAACAAAAGGACAAAGCGTATCGACCCAGTCGATGCAAGTGTTGACGCTCATTATATAGTCGTAAAAAATAAAACTGATATTAAAGTCGATGTAAACAGCGAAATCGAAACATTCTTAAAAATGATGGGAGGTGATAAAATTTGAGACTTAAAAACATATTTAAATCAAAGCAAAAAAAATCTTTTGAAGAAAGGGAGCAAATTGCATTAAATCAACTTTTAAGCTTTTTAAATGTTGAATATGATAAAAGCCGTATGGCAGAAGTTACATATTTTACTTGTTTGAAAGTTTTAAGCGAGGCTTTATCAAAACTCCCGCTTAGCTTGCAAAAGGTCACAGAAAAAAATGGTATTGTTGATATGGTCGGCGATACACTCTGGCAAACGGTAAGGGTAAGACCTAATCCGTATATGACACCAAGCACATTTTGGACGGCAGTCGAAAATTGCAGAAATCACTACGGTAACGCTTATGTGCATATTGACAGAACCACAGATAAAGGCGTTAGACTTTGGATTTTAGACCCTAAATGTGTCCGCATTTATTGGGAGGATATGACGGATATATCAGATGTACCTGATATTTATTATGTGTATACTTCGCCTGAAAATGGCAAGCAGATGGTATTTAAATCTGATGAGATACTGCACTTTCGCACATCAACAACATTTGGTGGAATTGTTGGTATGTCAGTGCAGGAAAAACTCAAAGCCTCACTTGACGGGGCAGAAGAAAGCCAAAAAATGCTTAATGGTATGTATAAGAGCAATTTTGTACCAAAAGTTGCTGTGCAATTTGAGCCAGGCTCAGAAGTAAATGGCAAATTAAAAGACGCATACCTTAAACAACTGCAAAACTATGCTGACGGCAAAGTTGACGGTACAAAATCTTTTTTGCCTATTTCGCTTGGTACAAGCTTAGTACCACTCAACATAAAACTGACAGATGGTCAGTTTATGGAGCTAAGAAAGTATACGGCATTGCAGATAGCTGCTGCATTTGGTATAAAACCCAATCATTTAAACGATTATGATAAATCGAGTTACGCAAATTCCGAAACACAGCAGTTAGCTTTTTATACGGATACAATGCTATATATCATCAAGCAGTATGAAGAAGAGTTAAATTTTAAACTGCTATCGCCTGAGCAAAGAGCAAGCGGATATAGGTTTAAATTTAATATTGCGGCTGTACTGCGTGGAGATACTAAGTCACAGGTTGAGAGCTTAACACAAGGTGTTGCAAATGCTCTTTATACACCTAACGAGGCACGACGCAACCTTGATTTGCCGTCAAAAGACGGCGGAGATGAGTTATATTTTAATGGCTCAAACATACCAATTACTTTTGCGGGTAGTCAATATCAAATATCGCAAAACCAACAAACTGAAAGCGGGTGAAATAATGGATTTCAAGGAATTTATTGAAGAAAGATTTATTAAAAGAAATTAAGCACTCTGAAAAGGGTGCTTTTTTATACTTGAAAGGTGGTGAAAAGATGGAAATTACAAAAACAGAAATTACGGCAGAGGATTTAAAACTTATCAACAAGTACTCTAAAACCGAATTAAAAGCAGAAGATGTTTACACATTTAAAGTTGCTTGTTGTGACAATCAAGTCGATAGAGATTTTGAGAGATTTAGTGACAAAGCGCTTTTTAAAATGGCTGAGCTTTATGTTGGTAGAACAATCGTTAAAGACCATTCGATTTCTACGGATAATCAGCTTGCGAGGATTTATAAAACTGCTGTCGAAACTGGCGAAAATGATGTAAAGCGACTTGTTGCAAGTGCTTATGTGCCAATTTCAGGCAGCACAAAAGATTTTATTACAGACATTGAATCAGGCATAAAAAAAGAGGTTAGTGTTGCTTGTAGCGTAACAAGCTGTGTGTGCTCGATTTGTGGTAAGAGTTTTATTGAGTGTAATCATCAAAAGTCTAAAAAGTATGATGATTCTACCTGCTATGTGGTGCTTGACGATGTATCGGATGTATATGAGTTGTCTTTTGTAGCGGTACCAGCTCAAAAAAATGCTGGTGTTATTAAGTCATTTAAGTCATATAAACCACAGCCAACAGAACCGCGAAAAGAGCAAAAAACAGACAGTATTTTGCAATTAAGACTAAGACTTGCGAAAACAAACGAGGATAATTTAACTATCGAAAGTGAGGAAATTGATAATGAAAGCAAGTAAGAAAATGTTTGAAATCTCTGAAAAGATGAAGTCACTGAGAGCAGAGGCAGAAGTGCTTAATCACAACGGAGAGACAGAAAAGGCTATTGAAAAGATGAATGAGTATGACGAACTCAAGAAATCTTTTGACGTAGAAAAGAGAATTTATGAATCTGAAAAGGATTTTGATGTCGACAAAAAAAGCAAAGGTATCCCTGGTACATCAGCAGAAGTAAAGCCAAACGCAATTAAATCTTTTGCAGATGCAGCAAAGCGTAAGTTTTTGGTCGAAGGTACTGACGCAAACGGTGGTTATACTGTTCCTGAGGACATTCAGACACAAATTAACCATTACAAGTCAGAGGTGTTTTCGCTTGAGGACTATATCACTGTTGTGGATGTAAGTACAAATAGTGGTGCAAGAACATTTTTGGTAAGAGCAAATGATTTTGCACTTGAAGCTACCGACGAAAATGGTGTAATACCAGAAGTTAATACACCAACATTTGAGCGTACCAGCTACAAGATTGTTAATTACGGTGGTTATTTGCCTGTATCAAAAGATTTGCTCGCAGACACAGACGCAAACATCACAGGCGAGATTGCAGCGTGGTTTGCAAAAGCAAGACGAGGTACATCAAACAAGGCAATCCTTGCACTTATTAACGCCAAGTCACAGACAGAGTTTAAGAGTGTTGATGATATTAAAAAGAGCGTACTTGTTACTCTCGGTGGTGCTTACAGAGGCTCGGTTGCACTCTATACAAATGATGATGGTATCCTTTATCTCTCGACACTCAAGGACGGTAACGGTCGTGACCTGCTTAACCCTATCCCATCAGACCCAGCAAAAATGCAACTTGCTGTTGGTGCAACAGTTATCCCTATTGTACAAGTACCTAACTCAGTACTTGCTACAACAACAAATAAAGTGCCGTTTATTGTTGGTGATTTTAAGTCAGCTTTTACAAAGTTTGACCGTCAGGAGTCTACAATCTCAACATCAGATGTTGCATCAACAGAAAAGTACAATGCGTTTACACAAAATTTGATACTTTATAAAATCTTTATGCGTATGGACTATAAGACAATCGACAGTAATGCTTTTGTAAACGGTTATATCACTGTTACTGCTGGCAAGTAAGGAATGATAAAGTATGCTAACACTTGATGAAGCTAAGGCTTGGATTGGCGTAGCCGGTAATGATAGTGATGATATTATAAATTCATTGGTTGTTGCAGCTAACGAAGATTTAAAATCTAAGGTCGGAAACTATGATGAAAATTCTGAAAAAGCAAAGCAGTATATGAAGTATTTTGTTGCTGTAAACTTTACGGACAGACTTGGAGAAATGAGCAATAAGGAAAGCTCAGCAGTATCAATGCTTATGAGAAACATAATTTTTAATCTTAGATTGGAGTGTATAAGCAATGAAACCAACAACAATGAGTGATATTGTTATACTTTTACAAATAAGCGACGGACAAGGACATTATTCAGATAATGAGATTTTGCAAAGCAGGATTGTATGGGCAAGTGTTAAGGATACAAGTACAAGTACAAAAATAAATGCACAGTCGGTCGGTATAAAAGCCGACCTTGCTGTACATTGTTGGCGTAGGGAGTTTGAGCAATATCCTTACACTCATATACAAATTGGTAATTCAAGATACAAAATTGTATCAACAGGCACAAGCGATAACGATTTAAAAGTTAAATTGACAGTTTCGAGGTACTGATTATGGCAGAATCCTTTTCAACGGAATCTCCTAACTTGCAAGGCTTTTTAAAGAGTCTTAATTTGCTTGAAAATAATGTGAATACTGCTGTGCGTAAAAGTATGCACGACGGGGCAGAAATTATATTAAAAGAGCAAAAACGGCTTGTATCAAATCACCCAAGGTTAGTTAAACACATAACAGCAGGACAATTAAGAGTATCTAAAAATGGCAGAATGTTTATTGACTGCGGTTATAGTGACAAGGCTTTTCAGACCGTCGAAGGCAAAACTAATATGGGTGTTTATGGCGTCTCAGTCGAATTTGGTCGCCCTGGTAAAGGTAAGCGTAGCAAAAAGACAATGAATCAGATAAGATACGGCAAACAAGTCGAAGTAGACAAAGGCTCTATACAGCCACAAAGCCATATCATCAGGGGCTTTGAAAATAAAGCTTCTGAAGCTGCAAACGCTGTTATAAACAGTGTCAACAAAGAGCTTGACAAGTTCGAGGCAAAGAAATGAATATTTTTGAAAGAATAGATAGCATTATTAAAACACTAAATGTAAAATACTATGATACAATGCCAAGCTTTGGAGAATATGACGAGCCAAAGCTGTACATAGTTTATAGCTTGTATGATAAAGCTGATTTTTACGGTGACGGTAAACTCATCGGCAAAGAATACACTGTAACAATAAATGTCATTGGCAACAATGTAAGGCGAGTTGACGAATTACAAGAAGAAGTCAGCGAAATATTGCAGAATAACGGTTTTGTCTACGGTGGGTGTAGTTATCAGGTTGATAAAGATTATCCACGACAATATAGGCGTATCATAGATTTTAACTATTTATATTGCGATTAAATCGCAGAAAGTGAGGAAAATATATGTCAAATACAACATCAACAGCTCCTGTAAATGTAAAAAAGTTGGTAATTTGGAGCTATGAAAACGGCACAGAATCAGCAAAAATACTCGACCTCGAAGGTAGACTTATGGGTTATAAGGATACACTTACGAGCAACTCAACAAATCTTAATGGTGACGGTAAAGTTACTGATGTAGCTTATGGAGTATCAGGCGGTACTCTTGAGCTTGATATACACGAGCTTACAGACACCGAGAGAACGGCTATTTACGGCGAAAAGCAGGTAAAGGGTGCTAATGTCACAACCGATAGTGACAATCCGCCATATGTTGCAGTAGCCCTTATTGTTGAGCGTAATGACGGCACAGTTAATTTGCATAAATGGTTTAAAGTTAAGTTTACACCAAACGACGAAAATGTAGTGCAAATCTCTGATGGTAAAAAGACATACTCGACAATCTCGCTCCAGGGCACATATATTGATAATGGCACAGTTGGCTATCGTGCAAGCCGTCGTAGACTTAATCCAACCACTGACGCAAATATCATCACACAGTGGACCACAAATGCGGACTATATCGGGGAAACTGAATAATGGCATTGAGTGATTTAAGTAAAAAATACTCAATCATACATATAGCAGGCAGGGAGTATCGTGTAAGGTACTCCCTTAATGCTTTATTATGTCTTGAAGATTGTTATAAACCGATTGAGGATATATTAAAAGTACCAGTGCCAGAGTGGACGATTGAGGATATTTTACAGCTTACAAGGGCTGCATTGTGTGATATGCCCTGGAATAAAAAAGCTGTAGTAGACAGAGCTTGGAAATATGTTCAGCCCGATATAGCAAAACTTGGTAAAATGGTTGATATAAGGGATTTAAAAACGCTAAGAAATGAAATTATGAACGCTCTAACAAACTCATTTCCAGAGCCTACACTCGGTGAAAAGTCGAATGGTGAAAGTATAAACCATTTGCATATGAGAGCTTTATATTGTGATGTAATGCGTCGTCCAGAGCCAGAATTTTGGCTAAGCAATTTGAGGGAAGTAAAAGAACGCACAGACGCTTATCTTGAAGTAAAGGGCTTAAAAGAACCAGTGCAAACAATGCAAATGTACGAAGATTAAAGCGAAAATGGAGGTGATTTTATGGCTGAAAGAGATTTAACTACGAGATTTGGTGCGGATACAAGTGGTTTTTCAAAGGGTGTAAGTGAGGTTGTTGCTCAGCTCGACAAATATAATAAAGCACTTGTTGATAATCAACAACAAGTAAAAAAAGTAAACAAAGAAATATCGGACCTCGAAAAGCAACAAAACAAGCTAAAAAAGCAAATGGAAGACGGAGGTACAGAAGAGCAGAAGAAACAATACGCTGAGCTTACAGAAAAAATTGAACAGCATAGGATTACTCTTGCACAATTACGCACCGACCAAGCACGCATAAAAAGTGCTATTTCTGAAACATCATCAGAGCTGAAAAAGGAAGGACAAGAAGTAGAGAAAACCAGTGATGGCTTTACTGTTATGAAAGGTGCTATATCTAATCTTGTCTCAGATGCACTTAATGTTGCTATTGATAAGTTTAAAGAGATGTCAACCGCTGCGGAAAAGTCGCTAAACAACTTGCAAGTCAAAACAGGTATGTCAACTGAGGCGGTCGGAGCACTTAAAGACGAAATGTACGACATCTACAAAAATAATTTTGGAGATAGTCTTACAGATGTTGCTGATAAAATGGCGTTAGTCACTCAAAATATAAATGAGAGTGACCCTGAAAAGATTAAAGAAATCACTCAAAACGCAATCGGACTTAGTGACGCCTTTGGTTCGGATTTTGAAGAAAATCTCAGGGGCGTAAACGGTCTTATGACAAATATGGGCTTAACTGCTGATGAGGCTTTTGACCTCATCGCAAAGGGCTCACAAAATGGTCTTGATAAGACACATGAGCTTGCGGATAACATTGCAGAATACTCGCAAATCTGGGGACAAGCAGGGTTTACCGCTCAAGAGATGTTTAGTGTTTTGCAAAACGGTATTGATAGCGGAGCTTACAACCTTGACAAGGTAAACGACCTTGTCAAGGAAATATCTATCTCAATTATTGACGGCAAAATTTCAAAAAATATAGAAAGCTTTTCTGAGAAAACACAACAGCTTTTTGAATCGTTTGAAAATGGTGGAGCAACGCAGAGGGAAGTATTTGATTCAATCATCAATGATTTAAGTCATACTACTAATCTCGCAGAACAGCTCGCAACAGCGTCAACAAACTGGTCCGCTCTCGGCGAAGATAATGCAATGTCAGTTATTACAGCGTTGAATAATGTCAATGATACTTACAAAGATGTATCAGGTACAATGCAAGAAATCAATGACATACAATATGAAGATGTTGGCAGTCAAGTACAAGCATTGGGAAGACAATTTGAGGTAGATATTTTACAGCCAGTCGTTGAAAAAGCCACTCCAAAAATCAAAGAATTTATTTCGTGGGTATCAGACCATTTACCGGAAGTGACATCTGCACTTGCGTCACTAACAGCAGGGGTTGTTACATTTAAAGCTGCATCGGCGGCAGGCAACTTTTTAAAGACAATGATTGATGGCTTTAGGAGTTTGAAACCTGTTATAGAAGGTGCAACAGAAGCTCAGCTTGCTAATAATGCGGCGATAAAAGCGAACTTTTATGTTGCAATTGCTTCTGCGATATTAAGTGCTATTGCGGCTATAACAACTTGGATAGTGACGGCAAATAACGCAACATCGGCGACTACAAGCAATACACAGTCAATAAAAAATTATACTCAAGCTATGCAAGAGGCAGTATCGTCTGTTGAAAATAGTGAAGCTCAAGCAACAAGTGAAATAGCGTTGATAAACTCAAAAAAAGACCGCTATGATGAACTGCGAGAAAAGATAAATTTAACTGCCCAGGAAAAGAACGAACTTAATAATTTAGGTGCAGATTTAGCTAAAACAATCGGAACAACAACCGATAAGCTAAAAGATGAAAGCGGAGCTTGGAAAGATGCATCGAGTAGCATAGAAGAATATACAAAGCAGTTAAAAAGCAGACTAATATTGGAAAGTTCGGAAGAAGCGTTAAAAGAAGCATATAAGGTTACAGAATTTGATGTAACACAAGAAGATGTTGACGCAGCTTTTAAAGCATACGACGACTATGGAGAAAAACTTTGGCAACAAATAAAAGAATCAAGTAAATATCATGATTTTGCTCGTGAAGGTAAAATTTTTGATAAAAGTAGTGCATTGAATAACAAAGAATTGGTTGAAGTCATCGGTGGAGATTGGGATGAGTTAAACGGTTTAGAAAGTGTGTGGTCTGATTTATTGGTTCAGCGTGACCAAGCGTTAGGAGTAATTGAAAAATATACTAAAATAGCAGATGATGCACGAAAAAATATAAATGAAGAGGGCGAAGCCCTTGGAGGAACAACAGAAAAAACTAAAAAAGCAATATTAGCTAATGAAGAACTCACACAAACAATGTCTGAGATGTCTGCAAAAACAACTGCTGTAACAAAAGCGGAAAAAGAATATAAAGAAACTGGCACACTTACAGCCTCGACACTGCAAGCGGTTATTGACAAATATCCAAACTTGGAAAATGAAGTAAATAAATATATGCTTGGTCTTACTGACGCAAAATCGTTGATTAAATCAATGAAAAATACTTATCAAGATGACTTGACATCATATATAAGCGTTATCACTCAAAAAGCGGGAAGAAGTAATATTTTCTATAATGAGCTGATAAATGCAAATGCAAGCTTTGTCAATGCCGCAAAAGAGCAGTACGGAATAGACCTTATGAATTTTAAGAATCTGCAAGAAGCTAAACAAGCAATGATAGCTGTTGAAAAATCTAAAATTGATAAAGGCTGGGGAAACAGTGCATCTTGGAGTGATAAATTTGATTTAGCTGGTAATCTATCGAAATTTAATGATGTTATGAATAAGTATGGTGACGCTAATACTTATCTTGCTAATCAAGCAGTAGAAAGGTTTATAAATAATTCTCTATCGGCAACAACAAATTATACTGATTTTTTTAGTACACCAAGTGGCAAGTCGAGTGGCACAGGTAGTAAATCAGGTAGCACAAGCTCAAGCAGTAAAAAAGACAATAAATATGAGCTTGCAAGTGAGGCTTATAATCGCTTAATTGACAAACGCATTGAAAAGATTAACAAAGAAGCAGAAGCAGCAGAAAAAGCAAAAGATAAAAAAATAGCTGCAATTAATGCCGAGATTGAAGCACGAAAAAGATTAAATGAAGATAGTGATTTGCAGAATGAGCTTAACGAAGTTAATGCACAATTACAATATTCTCAGCTTGACTCTTTGTCACGCAGGGAACTTGAACGCCGAAGACAAGATTTACTTAATGAACAAAGCGATATTTATTGGGAACGAATGATGTCTGACAAAAAAGATAAAATTGAGAGTGATTATAGCAAACAATCACAATCATACGACAAAGCAACAAAAGCATTACAAGAAGCAGCAGAAAGTGCAAAAAACTATTTTAGCAGACTTGCAGGTACACAAACTAATAGTCAAATTGTTAATAATAATTCTGACACACGCAATATACAGATAATAGCTAACGCTTTAAGCAATCAGCAAATGCTTGATAAGTTACTTAATGCAATTTATAGTAAATAAAAATACCCCACCCGAAAAGTAATCGGGTGGGGAGGGTTTATTTGTCGTTTATTGTATAGCAAAGCTCATCAAGCGTAACTTCGAGAGCGTCAGCAAGTTTGATAGCTGTTGATACTCGACAATCTCCATTTTTTTCAATGTCTTGAATAGTTCTACGAGGTACTCCTGAAAGTTCGACAAGTTTAGGAACAGAGATACCTTTTGATAATCGAATTTCTTTTAAATTCATAGTCTGAATCCTCCAATGATTAAAACAATAATATACACGAGAAATGAAATAAGTGCGACAAGCATAATAATGTGAAAAAATAATTTTACTTTTTTCTTCATTGACATTGACTTATTGAAAGGCTTATATTATAATATAGGTGGCTTTGAGGGAAGTTCTTAACTTCCCTCTCCACCTTTTTTATCCATTGATAATTTTTATCAAGATTAAAATCCAACCAACTAAGGATACAATCTTGATGACGAGTTTTTCAAGTTTCTCGACTAACTTGATTAACTCGTCAATTTTTTTGCCCTTCATTTCTTTCACCTCCTTTCTATGTTTATATTATAGCACGAAAAAGCGTGCTTGTCAACACTTTTACTTAATTTTTTTAATATTTTTGAAATAAATTTAAATGTTCAGAAAAAATTGTTTTATCAATAAATCAAAAATATTTTTGATAAAACTCTTGAAAAATTTTGTGACTTATGGTAATATTTTGACAAATAACTACAAAAAATTCAGGAGGTTGTGTAAAAATGAATTTTATAATGTTTATACTTTTCTTTATTCTTTTTTTGCTTGTTGGATTGTTTATAGCTTATAATGTAATGCTTATTAAAGTCCAAAATAAAGCAAAAAACACATTTAAAAAAATATGGGAAAGTAAATATAAAACTACTAAAAAGCTTGGAAATTTATATATTGATGAAAATGCTAAAAAATGGTATGTTTTTGGTTATAATAAGGTGTATAACTATTCAGATATTCTTGATTTTGAAATTTCAGAAAATGGCACAAAATACAAGTCTAAAGGTGGGATAACACGCTCTGTTGTTGGCGGATTGACTTTTGGAGCTGCTGGTGCTGTAGTAGGTGCGAGTACTGCAAAGAGAATAACAACGGTTAATAGTATGAATATAAATATTACGGTTGATAATCCACAAAATCCGTTAGTAACCATTGTTATAATATGTTCCGAAGTTAATACATCATCATTTACATATAAAAACTCTGTACAACTTGCAAATCAAATTATTTCGCAATTAACTTATATGCAATCTAAAATTAAGACAAAAGAAAATCTTTCGTTGAAATCGGATTCTTTTGTTGATGTACTAACAAAAGTGGTTGGTGCTACTAAAAACAATGACGAGGGTGTAAATATTCAAAATATTTTGCCTGAGCTCGAAGATGGTAGTAAATTAAATTTTGCTCGTGAACCTAATAATCCTTATGATACTAATGCAATAAAAGTTATTTGTGATTATCAACATATTGGCTATATTAAAGCAGAATTAGCGGAAGAAATTGCCCCTATTATGGATTCAGGCAAAGAACTTAAAGGTTATATAACACAAATAACTGGCGGAATCGATGGAAAAAATTATGGCTGTAATATACACATATCTATATAAAAAAGGGAGAGGAGATTTTTATGAGAGTTAATCGTAACCGCTCGAGCAATATTATGATAATTGCTATAATTACAATACTTGTTGGAATTATAGCAGGTGTTGCTGCTGGGTGTTTGTCGGGAGTTGATATAAAATCTGATTTTTATTTTAATTGGTACAATGCACTTATTGTTTTCGCACCATTGCTGGCGGCAGGAATGATTTTACTGGGAGTGGCACAACTTACATCATTAGGCGAAGATTTAATAGCTGAAATGAGTGAAGAAGAGGACGAGTAAAGCTATTTATAACAAAATGAATCAAGCGTACATCAAAAATGATGTACGCTTTTGTTTTGCAATCTATAAAAAGTGAGATGATATAATGCAAAAAAAAATCGTGTATAAATCTGACAATGGTTTGCAATTTGCGTTTAGTAATACTGCTCCATATTACCTCGAAAAAATCGATGCAACAAGTATAGCAGGCGTATTTACAACCGATATAATACCAGACCGTTTAGGGCAAGTTACTACAAGTAAGACTTTTGGCGGCAGAACGATTGTTTGTGAATTAGCTGTTGTATTTGGCAATGACGAAATAAAAACCTTTAAGAAACAAATATTATCAGAACTTACAGAGTGTTTTACACCGTTGTCAAGTGGTGTTCTTGAAATTGAAACAGATTTTGGAACTTATAAAATTAACTGTTATCCACAAGAGAGCTTAAAATTTGATAATAGCGAAGTATCTTATGTATATCGTTTTACTGTTGATTTGATATGTGATTATCCATATTTTAAAAATGTTAAAACAAACAAAAATACATTAACTGCCAATGAATCAACTATCATCAGTTCTCGCTCAAGAATTGATAATAGAGAAATAATAATTGCAATTCCAAATTTTAATGCTAATTTTACTCTTACAAATGAAACAACAAACAAAGAAATTAGGCTTAAAAAGTTTGGTGGCGGAAAAGTGATACTTGATGTTTTAAATTTTAAATTGATAGCAGGTAATGGAACAGATGTATCACAGTTTATTGATATAACTTGTGACATAGAAGATTTTTGTTTAAAATATGGAGCAAACAAACTGACAGCAAACCTTGAAGCAACAATAGAATACAGTGATATATTATTGGGGGTGATGTAATTGCTTTTGCAAGTTTTTGCTTGTCCAACACAATCTAATACATTTCAAAACGAATTTTTATTTCAGACGGATAGAATTATATCTTATACATACACAAAGAAATTTGTCGGTACTGGCAACTTTACATTAGTTTTACCAATTACAAAGCAAGGCATTGAAAAAATAGTCGAAGATAATATATTACATATTGACGGAGATTGGCTTTTAGTCAATAACATAAAGCGTGACAAAGAACGCATTACTGTAACAGGTACAGATTTAAACGGTTTTCTTGATACCAGGATAACCACAATAGGCACTAAAAGTATTGGTGGTATATATAACGATTATGACCCTGCGTCAGGGACAACAGACAGTTGCATTGCGCATTACATCAAGAGAAATGCAACTGAGCCATCAGACAGTGAACGAAAAATTCCCCGCTTGGTTATAGGTCAAAGAGTGCAAGGCAAAGAAAAAGACAGCTATCTTGCAAGACTTCAACCGCTCTCGGAAGTAGTTTGTGATTTATGTAAAAACGCTACTATTGGATATGAAATTGTAGGAGACTTAGAAAGTAATACCTTTATTTTTAATATGCTCGCAGGGACTGACCGTTCAATAGCACAAACCATTCACACGCCAATTATCTTTTCAAGAAAAAGAGGAAATTTATTTTCGGAGGAATTTGAGCGTGGTAATGAAAACTTGGTAAACGCAATATATGCAACTGGTGCAGAAGTCACAAGGGTAGTATATCGTGATTATGATATACCATCAGGCATAAAGCGTAAAGAATCAGCCATTGATGTAGCTGCAACAACTGTATCTGACATAGAAGATTATGCGCTTAATCAAACATCAGGTAATATCGCAAATAATAGCTATGAAGTAGATATAAGAGCAATAGATGATTTTGGAGTAAAATATCAACTTGGCGATTATGTCACAATAAAAGATAGTATTACAGGTCAAGCTTGGACGGCGAAAATAGAAGAAGTGACAAAAACAATTTCCGCAGCAGATAAAAAATTATCACTTACTATCGGAGAAGCAAAAACAAAGTTGCTTAATAAAATACAGAATCAAACTAACATATCATCTAAAAGCGAAAGTACAAGAGCTGCATATGCGTCTTACAACACCTCGACAAGTCTTATAGGAGCTAAGGGTGGATATATACAAATAAGAGCGGGAGCAAATAATAAGCCATATGAATTACTTACTATGGATAATGATGATGTTAGTGCCATCGGAAGTAATGTATTAAAACTGGATAAAAATGGCTTATTTAGTTCAGCAAATGGTTATTCAGGTACTTATAAAAAGGTCGTTGGTATAGACGGTAAAGTTTCCGCAGGAGCAGTTGAGGGAGTATTAAGTAGCCAAAACGGCAGAATTGTAATTGACCTTAACAATGAAACTATTAGCGTTGATAATCACGAAATTAAAGCTATGACTTATACATCAGCAAGTGGTGATGTTATTAAATATTGGGGGTGGGAGTAGTGCTTAAACTAATAAGGGGAGTAACAGATACTCTACAAATTACAATTACTGATGATATAGGTGAATTGTATAAACTGCAAAGTGGAGATAAACTCAAACTTGGCATAAAGCGTAATTGGCAAGATGCTGATTATGATGTCTGCAAAGCCGTCACAAGTGATGATTTACAAGGCGACGGGTATATTATAAGCTTTGCACCTGAGGATACGATAAATCTTATACCAAGTTGTTGTTATTATTTTGATGTAGGCTTACAGACCGCAGATGGTAATTATTATATGATAATCCCTTGTAGCCAGTGTGTAATCTTACCAGCCATAACACAAAAGGAGGCTACACAATGATAGCTTTAAAAGGACAAATAAAACAGGTGCAACATCTATCAGGCAAGCTTGATAGGCTCAGCGGCGGCAAGTCAGACCATTACATCAAAACTGCAAATTATTTTGATAAACTCATCAAAACAATATCAAGAGTAGTACCTATTGTCTACGAAGAAAGCGAGGTAACAGAATGAGTTATATAAATAAGTCAGTAAGCATAAACGGCACAGAAAAGGATTTTATCAAAGCATTTGCAAATGAATTAACATCAGCAGATAACAGAATTACTTGCGAAACAGATATTGACGCAGAGTTTGCTAATGAGGACTCATCATATATTCCAACTATAATTTTTAATATTAATAATTGCTATAAGATAAAATTAAAAAGAGATAGTAATATAAAATCAAGTGTTCAAAGATATTATATACGAGCAATAATAAATGAAAATGAAAAGTCATTTGTATATCTTACTTTCGCGAATCAATTATTTTTTACCACAAATGTATCAACAAGAACTCTTAACTTTATGCTAATTTCAAATGATAACGCAATAGCTATTTTATTCGAAAATTATAATCAAATTTTACCAGCTACTTATAGTTATAGTGTAATGTCATATCACGAACAAAATTTCAATATTGCAGCTTATAGTGATAGCTCTAATACAATAGCAAGCAAATCAGAATTTATTCGCACAGACGAAAATCATCAAGGTGAAATTTATAAAATAACTAATCGTTTGCTTTATAGTCGAGATGAAAATGTAGAAATTATAGAAAGTAAACCGCTTGTGCAAAATAATATTGCAGTACACGATATGAAAAGTGTGTATGATTGCTCAAATGTTACTGCAAATAATATTTTGCTTATTGATAACAACAGATACTTTGCTATTGATAGCAATACATTGATAAAAATCAAGGAGTGATAAAAATTGAAAGAGTTTTGGAACACGATACAGATTGTATTAACGCTCGTCGGAGCTTGGCTTGGCTGGTTTTTAGGAGGGTGTGATGGATTGTTTTATGCATTACTTGCTTTCTCGATTATCGATTATTTAACAGGCGTTATGTGTGCAATCTCTGATAAAAGGTTATCAAGCAAAGTTGGTTTCAAGGGCATTTGTCGCAAACTGATAATCTTTTTATTTGTTGGCATTGCACATATTCTTGATTTGTATGTTATCGGTACGGGTAGTGTATTGCGTACAGCAATAATATTCTTTTATATCTCTAATGAGGGTATATCGCTGGTGGAAAACGCAGCACACCTCGGTTTACCAGTGCCAGCAAAGATTAAAACTGTATTAGAGCAGTTACACGACCGTTCAGAAGGTGGTGATTGATATGGACTTAACAGACATTGCAATGTACTGCAAAATCAAGCAGTCGGAGCGAAAGGCAGATAAGTATAAACAACAGTCTGACTTGTATGAGAGTGTGTTGACAGGCGAGGTTACTGAGTTTGTAATACCTGATAGGTGGACTGAGATTAGACGAGGTGCATTTAATGCTTGTACTAAGCTGACAAGTGTTACTTTGTCTGATAATATAGCGACAATAGGGGTAACGGCATTTAACTTCTGTTTAAGTCTTGCAAGCATAAATATCCCTGATGGTGTAATAGAAATTAGAGATAATGCTTTTTATGGGTGTACATCTCTTATTGATATGACAATATCTAACACTGTCGCAAAATTAGGAAAATCAGTATTTACCAACTGTTCAAATCTCACTAATGTCACTCTTGGTAGCGGATTTAACTGCAATGGTCTTGATTTATCACCAAGTACAAAATACAGCGTAGACACGCTTGTAGCAATGCTTACGGCTCTTGCTGACCGTACAGGACAGACAGCATATACATTGACGCTTGGAGCAACTAATCTCGCAAAGCTCAGTGATGCACAAAAAGCCATAGCGACAGACAAAAACTGGACTTTGGCATAAATAAGGAGTGATAATATGACAACATCAAAAGTAACAGTAGTAAAGCTTGTGCCGAGCGAAAATAAGCACCTCAAAAACATTAGCACTGGCGAGGTCTACGAGGGCGAAATATATCTTGCAAAGTCGCTTAGTGCAAGTGATTTTATCGAAATCAGCGAAGAAGAATATCAACGAATAAAAGCAGAGGTGGTGAACGATTATGAGTGATTTAGGCAGTATCAGGCAGGTCGGCAACAGATTTTACAACATCAAGGAGTACATACTCAAAAGTGCTGATGTTGATAAACTCAAACTATTAACTGACGCTAACGACGGTAGCAAAGCTTGGTGTACAGACACACAAGAGCTTTATATTTTGCATTTAGGTGAATGGATTAAACAATAAATATATAAAAGTGAGGTAATTTATAATGACAGAACAGGTTAAAAGACAGCTTATTAAGGCTCTTGCATATGGCAAGACAAAAGAAGAAATCAAAGACTGTATGGGAGTATCCGATGAAGATATTAAAAGCATTACATCTCAGGAAGTAAGTGCAGAGAAAGATTATTATAAAGAAATGGGGTATTTGCAATGAGAGAGAAGCTTATTGATGTAAGTACTTGGAATGGCAATATCGACTGGAATAAGGTTTATAAATCAGGCGTAAGATATGCTATGATTCGTTCGAGCTTCGGTGTAGAGAATCCTAATCAGATTGATAATAAGTTTGTACGCAATATCACCAATGCTGTTAGAGCAGGTGTAAAATGTGGTGTATATCATTATAGCTATGCACAGTCTGCTTTCGAAGCTAAGCGAGAGGCGGAATTTTGCTTAAAGACTATTAAAGGCTATAAGATAGATTTGCCCGTTGCATTTGATATTGAAGATTCTTCGCAAACTCATCTTGGCAAAGACACTCTTACAAGCATCGTTATTGCCTTCTGCGATAGAATCAAGTCTGCTGGCTATCGTCCAATGCTCTATTGCAACCCGAATTGGCTATGCAATTATTTGCATAAAGACAAGCTGATAAATAAGTACGACATCTG